GGAAGAAGACCGGGAGCAGCTGGCCAAGGCCGAACTGTCGGCGTTCCGGTCATTCCGCAAGGCACGCCAGCGACAGGGGAAGTGGCGGGACTTCGAGTTCCGCACCATCGACCCCATCCGTGGACGTCGCCTCAACCAGAACGGCCGTCTCGCTGTCCGCAAGGCAGCGGGTGAGGTGTCCGTCGCCGGCCTCGCAGTCCAGGCAGCAGACACCGGCCGGGTCCTGATGCTGCAGCGGGCCCTCGACCCCGAGGACCCCACCGCCGGTACATGGGAGTTCCCCGGCGGCCACCTCGAAGGCGACGAATCGCCACTTCAAGGCGCATGGCGTGAATGGGCAGAGGAGACCGGCACCATCCCACCCCCCGGTCAGCAGACCGGCACGTGGACCAGCCCGAACGGCGTCTACCAGGGCATCGTCTGGACGGTCGACTCCGAGAGCATGGTGCCCGTACGCGGCGACCGGCACATCACCAACCCGGACGACCCCGACGGCGACTGCGTCGAAGCAATCGCCTGGCTGAACCCCGAACAGCTCACCGGAAACCCGGCCGTACGCCCGGAACTCCTCGCCGACCTCGACCTGGTCCTCACCGCCCTCGGCGTCGAGACCGTAGAGAAGGCCAGCGCGGGAAAAGGTGACGCCCCCGACGAGGGGGCATCAGGTGAGTGGCCAGGCTGGGAACTCGACCTTGACGCTGCGAACCACTGGGCCCAGGAGATAGCCGACGCCCTCGGCACGGTCCTCACCACCGAAGCAGCCCGGCAACTAGCAGCGGCCTACCTCGCCGAGAACCAGCCCGACGAGAACAGCCAACCCGACCAGAGTGAACTGACCGCCGCGGCGCTGGTCTGGCTGAAAGCCCGACAGCTCGACCTCACCACTGCGCTCACCGCCACGCTGCCGGGCCTGTACACCGACGGCTACCTCGTCGGACTGACCTCAGCGGTCGCCGCAGCCACCGGCGACCAGCCGCAGCGCAACGGCTGGACACCGGGCGACACCCCGGGCGCCCAGCAGGCAATCACCGAGAACGGCGCCGAGGACGGGCTCACCCCGATCCTCGACACAATCCCGGAGACCGCGCAGGGCATCGCCGACACCCGACGCCACGACCTAGCCCGAGAGTTGGCCAAGGGTTTCCTCGCCGGAGCCACCACCGCGGTCCTCGGCCGGGCGTTGACCGGCGTCCTGAACAGCGTCGATCGGGCGCTCACAGTCGCGATCACGGAGATCACCCGCTCGTCGGGAATCGCCGCGCTCTTCAACTACCAGCAGCTCGGCATCAACCAGGTCCGCTGGGTCCTCGACCCGAGCAGCAAGACCTGTCCGCGCTGCATCGCCAACGCCGAAGCCGGCACCGTCCCGATCGGCTCCACCTTCCCCAGCGGCGACCGCACAGTTCCCGCCCACCCACGGTGCCGCTGCGCCATCGTCAGCGCCTGAGGAGGTGCCATGTCCGACAAGCCTCAGCGTTACGTTCTTGGGATCGCCTACCAGGCGGGACCCGACCCGAACATCAAGCGCGGAGCGGACGGAGGCCGGGACTTCTTCTCCGCCGACGAGCTGGAGAAAGCCGCCTGGTCGTTCCTTCCCGGCGGCGCGCAGGTCGGCCTGTTCCACGGCCCGGACGATTCGGTCGGGGCCGCAACGGTGGTCGAAAGCTACCTGTATCGCGGCCCGGACTGGGACCTGGAGGACGGCACTGTCGTCCGCAAGGGGGACTGGCTCATCGGGGCGATCCTCGACGAACCCGCCTGGCAGCTCTACAAGTCCGGGCGTATCACTGGCTTCTCGCCGCAGGGCCAAGCGCGGCGCATCACCCGCCGGAGCGGCACATGACATCCCTGGACGACGACTTCACCGAGCTGGTCGACGCCGACATCCCACGGGTGGACCTCGTGGACAAGGCAGCGAACGGCACCCGGTTCCTGATTGCCAAGCAGGCCGGCGGCGCGGGCCTCCTCGACGCGTCCTTCGTTCGTGAGCTGCTCGCCAAATCCGAACCCGATCACGACAGCAAGGAGACGGTGACGATGACGGGAAGCCCCGGCGCGATCGCCAAGATGATTCACGAGGCCGGTCGCAAGGCCGTGGCTACCACGCCGGTCGCCAAGGAGCTGGAGCTCGACGACAGCCCCGACGGCATGGACACCGACGTGCTCCTCGCCGCTCCCGACATCGAAGCCCCGGGCAGCGCCACCGACCCCGGCTCCCCCGCCTGGGAGGCCGTTGACGCGGCGACCGCCCGCAAGTGGACGTCGATCCTCGCCCGCGCCAAGGTCGCCATCGACCTCCTCGCTGACCGCGAGATGCTCGAAGCCGCCGCCGGCGACGAGGACGACATGGGCAACGCCTGGGACCTCCAGGACGCGTGCTGCGCGATCGACTACGCCATCTCCGTCCTCGCGCCGTTCGCCGTCGACGAGCAGTCAGAGGCCGACTGCGGCGAACTGATGGAGGCCGTCGGTAAGGCCCTCGCCGGATTCGACACCGCGTCGCTGGACACCATCGAGTCCCTCGGCCAGGTCCGCAAGGCCGGCCGCGTTCTCTCTGCGGGCAACGAGGCCGCGATCCGCGGTGCCGTCGAGTCCCTTCAGAAGGTCCTCGCGTCGCTGCCCGCCGCACCCGCCATCGAGGACAGCGGCCCGACGGTCGCCAAGACCGCCAACGAGGAGCCGAACATGCCGACCCTTACCCTCTCCGAAGACGTGACCGCCGCCGCCGGCCAGGAGCCCGCCATGGGCGTCCAGCAGGCCGACCCGAAGCCCGTCGCGGGTCTGCCCGTCACCGAGATGGCCAAGGCCGACGGCGAGAAGCCGCAGATGGTCGCCGTGTACGACAAGAAGGGCAACCTCGTCGGCATCGTCGACCCCGAGAAGATCACCACGATCGCCGGGGCCGAAGCCGACGATGAGGACGACACCAGCAGCGACACGGACGGCGCCGACAACGGCGCCCCCGCTGCCCCCGAGACCACCGACCTCACCCCGGAGCCTCCGGCTGAGGCCGGTACCCCTGCCGACGCCGTCCCCATGGACGACGAGGCAGTCACCAAGACCGCCGACAACGACACCACCCTCTCGGACATGTTCAAGAGCAGCCTCCTGGCTGCGGTCGAGAGCGCCTTCACCGAGCACAGCGCCAACCAGAACACCGTCCTCGCCAAGCAGGCGGATGCGGTCCTGGAGCTGGCGGGGCTCGTCGAGACGCTGAAGGGCCGCATCGGGGCGCTGGAGGAGCAGCCCGCCGAACCGCGTGTCTTCACCAACGGAGCCGTCCCGCCGCGTGACCTGCGCGGTATGGACCGAGGCACGGCCGCCCACGTCGACGTGGCCAAGGCCCGGGAGCAGAAGGACCGCCTGTACAAGGCGGCCGACGCGACCGAGCAGAACCGCATCGCCCAGGACATGCAGGCCAGCGCCATCGACGCGCTCCAGGCGATCCACCAGCAGCGGCGCTGACAGCGCCCGCCCAGCAGCCAACCCCAGCCCCCGAGAGCGATCACCGCCCGGGGGCTTTCGCATGCCCAGGAGGCACCCCTTGAGCCCCATGCAGGACCTCACCGAGGAGACTCTCGGCGCCATCAAGAAGGCGCAGACGAGCGGCATCCTCGAAACGACCGGCATCTACAGCTACGACCTGTCCGAACTCGTCTCCCTGATCCCGGTCGTCACCCCGTTCCGCGACATCGTCGCCCGCAAGCAGTCCCCCGACGGCAACCCGTACGCCGTGTGGCGCGCCATCATGAACCTCACCAACTCGCAGCCGGACCCCTCCATGGGCTTCGACTACGCCGCGAACGAAGTCCAGTTCCTGGAGCAGGACTTCCAGGCCCGCTACAAGCCGATCGGCTACGCCGGCCTGGTCACCCAGGACGCCTACGACCTCGCGAAGGGCTACGGCGACCCGTACGCCATCTCGACGTTCCAGACCCTGAACCAGCTGCTGATCGGCGAGGACCGCAAGCTGATGGGCGCGCAGAGCTTCGCGCTCGCCGCCCCGGCCGCCCCGATCGTCACCCAGCACACCACGGGCGGCACCATCGGCGCCGTCTCCCTCTACGTGGGCGTCGCCGCCCGGACCGGCTCCGGGTACTACTACGGCTCCGGCAACTCCCAGGGCACCAGCAGCCTGGTGTCCACCTTCGGCTCCGGGTCGGCGAACTCCGTCACCGCGACCGTCACGGCCGTCCGCGGCGCGGTTGCCTACGACTGGTTCTACAGCGCGAACGGCTCGACCTGGTACTACTACACGACCACGACCACCAACACCGTGACGGTCACCAAGACCATCAGCTCGAACCAGGCACTGCCGTCGGGGAACGCCGTCCCGGACTTGTCCACGTCGTGGAAGGGCACCGCCAACGCGGTCCCGACCATCAACACTTCGGCGGACAACGGCTCGGCCAACGCCAACGACTACGACGGGTTCCTCGCCTCGCTGGCGGGTGACTACAACGGTTCCGGCCAGTGGGGCACCCCCGGCAGCGGCACCGCCAACCCGTCGATCTTCAACTCTCTCGACGGCGCGGCGCTGACCCTGACCGGCGGCACCGTCAACGAGATCGAGAACGACATCTTCCTTCCCCTGTGGAACCAGGTGAAGTGCTCGCCGACGGCGCTGATGATGAACGCGCAGCAGGCGCAGGAGATCGCGAACCTCGTCCTCGGCTCCAGCTCGGCGACGACGTACCTGCAGACCGACGCGTCCGGCCGTATCTCGACCACCGCCGGTGGCCGCGTCGGCGAGATCGTCAACGCCCCGGCCGGTGGCATCACGGTGCCGATCGAGGTCCACGTGTCGCTGCCGCCCGGCACGATCGTGGCGCGTACGGACAGGGTTCCGTTCCCGCAGGCCAACATCAGCTCCGTGCTGGAGTGCCGGACCCTGCGTGACACCGCGCAGTTCGACTACGGCATCTCCCGCGTCGCGGGTACGGCCGGTGGCGGGCCACGCCGCGAATTTGAGATCCGGACTGTCTCCGCACTGGTCAACAGGGCTCCCGTTGCCATGGCAGTTTTGGGCAATGTTGCCTAGTCAGAAGCCTTCTGACTGAGTGCCAGCAGGCGACAGATGGCACCCTGTAGGGAATGGGATTCAGTCGAATACCATTCCCTACAGGAGTCATCTTGAAGGTTCACAGGGGCGACTCGTGCACGATCGAGGACTGCGTCAAGCCCGTAGTAGGCCGAGGCTGGTGCTCGATGCACTACGCCCGGTGGCGCAAGTACGGGGACCCGCTTTACGAAGTGCGGCCGTACGCGCGCCAGGATTCGGCCTGCTCAGTCGAAGGCTGCGCAGAGCCTCCACATGGCTTGGGGTTGTGCAACGTGCACCACACCCGGCAGCGCGTCCATGGCGAGACGACCGCTCCTTACGAGCGGAAGTTCTGGGCAAAAGTCGACCGCTGTGGCGACGACGAGTGCTGGGAGTGGAAGGGCTACGTTCAGTCGAACGGCTACGGCAACTTCGGTCAAACTGGCACGCGCCTCGCGCATCGGATCGCCTACCGGCTGCTTGTCGGGCCCATACCGGAGGGCACGGTACTTGATCATCTGTGCCACACACGCGACCCCAACTGCACCGACGCTGATGACTGCCCCCACCGGCGATGCGTCAACCCGGCCCACCTCGATCCAACTACTCGGCGGATCAACATCGCCCGGGGACGCGGCGGTGACTCGTGGGGCTACGTGCCCGACCCGCTACCCGCTAAGCCAAAGAATGCGCCCAAGCCAACCGTCTGCGCCGAGCCTGGCTGTGAGCGCCCGGTGTACAAGCGAACGATCTGCCGCCCGCACTACCGGAAGTGGCTTAAAGACCCGGCGGTGGAGCGGCCGTCACAACGAACGCCTGAGCAGCGATTCTGGGAGAAGGTCGAGAAGACCTCAACGTGCTGGCTGTGGACGGCGATGGTCAACCGGAGCACCGGCTACGGGCACTTCGGTCTGCGCCACGGCGTCATGATCGGCGCTCACCGCTTCGCCTTCAATCTGACTAAGGGCCCAATCCCGGATGGCCTCGACGTCCACCACACCTGCATGACGCGCAGATGCGTGAACCCAGACCACCTTGAAGCAGTGACCCGCGCCGAGAACTTGCTGATGCGGGCGAACCGCCGCGCCTGATCCACCTTCACCCCGAAGGCCGAGAGCGGGAAGCTCTCGGCCTTTCGCATACCCGAGTACCCCAACCCTCACAGGAGAGCAGCATGCGCCTGTACACGCGCACGGGCGCGACCGCGCTCACCGACCCCGAAACCGGCATCCACTACAACGTGGACGCTGACGGCGGATTCAACTTCCCCGACGACCTGTCCGACAAGCTCCACAAGTTCGCCGTCCGGGGCCAGCCGATGTGGGAGGACGACATCGAGCGGCAGCGGCGGTTGATGAGCGAGGAGATGGAGCGGCGGAAGGACCCTGCGACGCTGCTCGATGCGGTGCAGCAGATCCTGAACGCGGCCAAGGCCACCCAGATGGTCAGTGCCGTGGACGCCGCCAAGCAGGAGCCAGTCCCGGCAGCTGAGGGCGGCGAGCCCCGGGACGAGACGGAGGCCCCGGCCGCTGCCCCGGAGACGGCGCCGCCTGCTCGCAAGACCGCGGCCAACCGCCGTACCGCCGCCAAAGCCGAATGACCCGGCCGTCACCCCTGATCTGAGTCACGCGGAGCGCCGCACCAACTCCCTTGGAGGTACACCATGCCCACCATGATCGTGACCGGTGGCACGAACGGCATCCTCGCCGCCGAAACGACGGGCGACACCGTGCAGGGGCCGCTGACCCTTGCGAACCAAACTTCCCAGCCGGCGACTCCCGTCGGCGGCGCCGAGCTGTACGCGTCGGGCGGTGTGCTGACGTACATCAACCCCCAGGGGCTGGTGAACACGATCGTCGGCTCGCAAGGCGGCCAGACTGCGGCGGGTACGGCGATCACGGGCACCGTCACGGAGACGGTGCTGCAGTCGATGAGCCTCCCGGCGAACGACGCGATCGCGGGCGCCGTGTACAAGATGGTCGGCTGGGGTGTGTTCACGTCGACCGGTTCGCCAGGCAACACGGTCTTCACTTCCCGCCTCGGCGGTGCCGCGGGGACATCGCTGGTGGCTACGGCGAACATCGTGCTGGGTACGTCGCTGACGGCGGCTCAGTGGAGGCACGAGACGCTGGTCAACTTTCTGACGCCGACGACGGTGTCGTGCGTGACGGAGCTGCTGATCGACTCGGCGGCGGCCGGTGCGGCGTCTGCGTACCTGGCGGCTGCCACGTCGGCGGTCACCGTGTCGCTGTCGACCACGAAGAACTGGGTGCTGGACATCACGCCTGGCGCGTCGGGGAACTCGATCCAGTTGCTCGGGGGCTGGAGCGAGCGCGTCGCCTGACCCGGCGACGGCTGGCGCCCCACCTTCCGAAGGCCGAGAGCCTCCTCGCTCTCGGCCTTTCGCATGCCCCAACCATCCCCCGAGGAGAACAGCTATGGCACGGCGTCGCAGTGGCTGCAGGTGGTGCTCAGGGCATGGCCAGCACATCGCGGTGGGGAACTGCCAGGACTGCGGGTCGGCGTTCTGCATGCGCCACGGCGAGTGGGTTGATGAGCGGTGGCGCTGCACGCGGTGCGTTCGTAAGCGCGGCGGAGGGGGAGCGTAGTGGCGACTCCGTATGTCACCCCCGAAATGATCACGAACGCCCCCACGGGCGTGTCCTGGTCGATCATCCCAGCGCCGAGAGCATCGACACCGCAACAGCTCGCCGAGCAGACGAACATGTGCTGGCGGGCCACATCGATCGTCGACACGTATTGCAACCAGGTGCTGCGGGCGACGGTCGACAACGAGGAACTGTCCGGACCGGGCAACGCCCGCGTCAACGTCCAACGAGGGACCGGCAACGGCATTCTGGTGATGCGCCGTTGGCCGGTGATCCAGGTCCCGCAGTGCAGAC